CTTTAGTGGGTTGGACTGGTGTCCATGTTCGTTTTCTGTTTTGTAGTTTTGTGTATGGGTTCATTGTTCGCAGTCACATTCAATAGTTGTATCTTGATCTATGATTCCCTGTAAGTAACTGTCAATGTCAGTGTCAGCTAATGCAGCATAGGCATCAGACTTGTCTTGTACATCACCCATTACTTGGAGAGAATAATATAAAGAGGTTTGTGAGCTTCCTAGCCACTCCTCTATAAATGCTTCATTGTATGTAACTACATCACTCCAAGAGTTGAAGCTGTAGCCGTGAAGCAATCCTGTCCTATCGAGCATTGTCATGA